AAGTTAATTTATAGTTCTATAAATGATCATAATGATAATGTTTTATCAAAGTTTAATGTTGTATATTATAATTCAGATATAACAACTTTAGCTAAAAATGTAGATCCATCTATATTATCAATTACTACTAAGAATGTTGCAAAAAAACATGTTGATATTATACTCTCTATTATCAATAATTATTCTATTTCATTTAATAGTGGAATATACCATCCACACACTCTACATCAAACTAGAGAACTTACAGGTGTAGTAACAACTAATTCATTTAAACTTGTTGGTTCTGAAAAAATATATTTTTTAGAAGATGATGGTAATGGTAATATGCAAATGTATTATACATCAGATATAGGGGAAAAAGTTAAGGCCTCTGGTTATAATGGTACAGTTGATTATACTACAGGTGATATTAAATTTACTACATTAAATTTTTCAGAGATAATAGGTTCAGATTACTTAGAAGTTTCAGCTCAACTTGATTCATTTGATATTGTACCAATAAGAAATGATATTATTTCTATTGAAAAAATTGATATTAATGGAATACAACATATAAATAAACCTGGCAATTATTTAACAGATATAAATTATAAAACTGTGCCATCGAGGTTATAATGAGTTCAAATTTCCCAGAATATATAAACTCTGAATTTCCAGAATTTGTAAAGTTTATAGATTATTATTTTGAATTTATGAGCTCAGTTGAGCTCATTCATTCTAGTAATGTTGATTTCTCTATTGGAGAAATCATTACATCTGGGATGGGTTATACATCTAAAGTAGTTGGTGTTGATAATACTAATAATAAGATATTTATAACTTCACAAAATAAATTTAAAATTAATGAAACTATAGTTGGAGAGAATAATAATTCAACAACTATAGTTTCATATAAACCTAATTCTGGATTAACTATTTCAGAATTATTAGAATATAGAGATCCTGATACAACATTAGATACTTTATTTAAGAGTTTTCGTGCTGATTTTATGGCTATATTGCCAGAAAAATTACCCGATAGTATTAATAAATCTACTATTATAAAGAAAATTAGAGATTTATATAAAGAAAAAGGAACTACAAAATCTTTTAAACTTTTATTTAAACTTTTATTTAATGAATATGTTGAGATAAAATATCCAGCATACCAAATGTTAAGAACCTCTAATGGAGAATGGGTTTCTAAATATTCATTTATAGCAAATGTTGATAATGGATCACCTATTGATTTGTTAGGTAAAAATATTACTATAACAGATCCTGGCGCAGATCCTAATGTATATAATTTTGGAGTTACTCATGTTAAAAGATTAAATTTAACTCAGTGTGAAATATATATTGAAAATAAACCAGACAGTAGTATTGTAGATGCATCAATTATAGTTGGCCCAAATGGTTTTATGGGGACTGTAGATTCTGGTTCTATAGATAGTAGTGGTTCTACTTATAATTTATTACGAGAAGATAGTTCCGGTGAATTAATATTCGAAGATGGTTCTGGTATAATATATCAAGAATCATCTTCAGAAAATATTATTGAACATGGTGGAGAATATAAAAGTAATAAAGGGTTTTTATCCGATAATAATTTTCTCCAGAATAATTATTATCAATTATTCTCTTATACTATAGAATCAAATATACCATCAATAAAATATAAACATATAGTTAAAAATGCACTTCATCCTGCAGGACTTATTGCATTTCATGAAATGATTATATCAAATGTTATATCTATTTCTGATGCACTAAGAATTGTTAAAGCTAAATTACTCCGTGAATTTTATGAAGGTGTAGATACTGGTACACTTGTAGAAAACTTAATTTATAAATTTATAAGGGAATATTACGCAATAGATTATTTTGTAAAACCACAAAATATATCTGATGAATATGCAGATTCATCTTCAGATTTTATATATTCATCAGATTATATTAATTATAAGAATATAAATAAGGTAAATAATGATTTATTACTTTTAGATGATGACTGTGCATACTTAGATTCAAACCCATACAATCGCGAAGATTCTCCATACGCAACAAAATATTTTTTTGTTCCATCACATGTAGGTGATGAATATACAGACTTAAAAAGATATTTTATTGAAAGACCAGAATATGCATGTCATTATTTCGTTATTCCTCCAAATATATCTGATGAATATACAGATTCGAGGGGATATACATACTCAAACAGATTAATAATTAGTTAAATAGACAGACTCAAGGATATAATATGATTAATAAAGAAAAATTAAAAACTACAGGTAAAGTTAATATAACTGTTATTTCCTCAAATGGTGATATCAAAGATACTAGAGATATAGATAATTTGGTAGTCACTACTGGTAGAAACTGGATAGCATATAGACTTATAGGAGTTCCAGATGTAATGTCTCATATGGCAACAGGTACTGATAATACTGCACAGGTATTATCAGATACCACACTCGGAGCAGAAGCATCAAGAGTTGCATTAACATCATATATAATGAATAGTAATACTGTAACATATACTGCGGCATTTTTGCCTGGAGACTCAACTGGTGCAATTGTAGAGGCTGGTATATTTAATGACGCAACTACAGGTGATATGTTATGTAGGACAACATTTCCTGTAGTTAATTTAGCTGCTGCAGATTCTATGAATATTACTTGGACAATTACAATATCTTAGAATTATGTCAAATGCAAAAATATCACCTTTATTTCATTATCATATAGCAAAATCTGTATATGATGATATTGCAACAAATACTGGACATTACCATTATTTTGTATCTAATACTGAACCTTGGACTGATGTTTATGATATTCCTGAATATTTTTTTAACAATGTTGAAGAAATTAATATTAGATCAAATATTATATTAACTAAACGTATTAACATTGGTAATGTATCTTTTGTTATTAAAGACAGAATATATATAAGTAATACTGTATACGCAATGTATGATGATATAGTTGATATGTCAGATAAAAATTTCTATGTTGTGTCTAATAATAATATATATAAATGCATTTATAACAATAATAATGGAATGTCAACCATTACACCATCAGGAACAGAATCTTTTAATCAAGAATTACCTGATGGTTATATATGGAAATATATGACTACAATTCCTTTGGGGTTTTCTAATAAATTTTCTGGTTCTAATATGGTGCCTATTACAAGACAAATTTATAACCCAAGATACGCCTCTGGTAATATAACTCTAGCAGATATTTCTATAATAGAGCATGGGACTGCATATGATCAAGAATCATATATTGTAATTACTGGTGATGGAATTGGAGCTGAAGCTGAATTTGAATTAGATTCAAATGGTTCAGTTATTTCTATAACACTAACTAATCAAGGTTCTGGATATACTTATGCAAACCTTGATATTGTTCATGGTGCTGGTGATCCAGGCTATGGTGCTGAATTTAAAATTTTTATTAGTAACTATGGAAATTTAAACACAAATCAAGCAGCTGTAGAAGCGGCCGCTGTAGATGGATCTTTATCTTCTATTATAATAGAAAATGGTGGATCTGGTTATAATACACCTTCTAATGTTAGAGCAACAATAGAAGGTGACGGAACAAATGCAGAGATTCAATTAACCATAGTAGATGGAGTTATAACTGATGCTTTAATCCCTTTTGCTAATTATGGTTCTGGATATACAAATGCTATATGTACTATAACAGATTCGTCTATGATATCTGGTGGAGGGGCAATAATAAGAGTTATATTATCACCAATTGGTGGTCATGGTTATGATATACCGCGTGAATTATTTGCATCAAATCTCTGTTTATTTACAGCTCTTGATGATGATGAAAATCATGGTATCCCTGTTGATAATAGTTATAATCAAACTGGATTAATAAAAGATATGAATAAATTTGAACTTGATAGTTGGTATACAGAAGAATTTGGTTCTACTTGTTATTTAATATCAGCATCTTCTATTAATAGTAGTGTAATAAATAATACATATATATATTCATCTTCTGGTAAATATCGTGTTATATCATTAAGTGGAACTAGTATATTACTACAACCCTATGGACATAATGTTAGTCCTTCTGTATCAACTTATTACAGTGATGTTAATTTAAATAATATACTTTTTATATTAGATTCAATTACAGCAACACCAACTATTAACAAATATTCTGGTGATATATTGTTAGCAGAAAATAGAATGACGTTTCCAATAAATTCTAATCCAGATATAGGAAATCAAGGTGTTAAATTTAAAACATTTATATCTTTCTGATATAAATAATATATATAATATAAAAGAGATTAACTATGCCATATAACTTTAATACTGAACCATATTTTGATGATTTTGATGAATTAAATAATTATCTTAAAATATTATTTAGGCCTGGGTATGCTGTTCAAACTAGAGAATTAACACAAATACAATCAATATTACAGAATCAAAATAACTCAATATCTAAACACTTATTTAAATCAGGAACATCTATTATAGATGGTAGATTAAGTTATCAACCTAGAATATCATATGTAAAAATATTAAATATAGATGAATCTACTGTAATATATTTAAACTTAATGTTATCTGAGAAAACCGTAGTTCTTACTGGACAAGACTCTGGTGTTAAAGCTGAAATTTTTCATTTAGAAAATCCAGATTCTACATATAATGATTATGTAATTTATATTAAGTATGTTTCTGAAGGTAATACTGGTGAAACTAAATTTTTACCAAATGAAATTTTAATTTCAGATTCTAGAACTGGTAACTTATCTACTTCAGGTCATATCAACCTAACAGTTCAGTCTGATATAGCAGACAATATTGTTACTGGTTATGGTTCATTGATATCTATATCTAATGGTATATATTATGTTGACGGGTATTTTATTACTGTAAATGAAGAAACTATAATATTAGACAGATATGATATAAACCCTAATTATATTGTTGGATTACAATGGACTGATGAAATTGTAACTTCAAATGAAGATTCATCTTTAAATGATAATGCTACAGGATCACCAAACTACGCAGCACCAGGCGCACATCGTTATAAAATATCTGGATCATTAACTAAATTTAATTTTACTGATACCAGTGATAAACCTAATTTTATAAAATTATGGTCGGCTGAAGAAGGTATAACTGTATCCTATGAGGATAAAACTGATTATAACCAAATAGAAGATTTTATAGCTAAAAGAACATACGAAGAATCTGGTAATTATGTTGCTAAAGATTTTAATATAATTTTACATGAAGATAGAAATAATTACAGAATGGATTGGGTGGCAAATTCAAATTATTTAAATGGTGATGTTATTAAAGAATTAGATATAGATGGTAATAAACAATTCTATATATGTACAACTGGTGGTAGTAGTGGATCAACTAAACCATTATTCCCTAATACTTTTAGTATAGTGACAGATAATCAAATTTCATGGAAATTTTCAAAAACAGCATTTATTAATCGTGGTTTAAAATTAGCAAATCCTTCTATTGAAATGGCATCTGCTGATTTTTCAGATTATGGATATGATCATAATTATATTTTAAAAATTTCTGGAGGTGTTGGAGTTGTTAAAGGTCATACACTTCGTCAAAGTGGCGAACTCCGTCTACAAAATACGAAATCTAGAAATTTCAAAAATAGAGAAGCTGGTGTAATTCAAATTGATACTCCAACTTATATTCTTGTGCAAGATCCTTCCACCTTCCCTGATAATACAGGCTTGGATTTTATAGATCTATCTATATATTCTGAATTTTCTACTGTGCCCGGAACTCCACCAGCAGGCCAAACAAAAATTGGAACATGTAAAGCTAGATGGATAGAAAAACATACAGAAGGATTTGATTTATATCGTCTGTATACTCATGATATTATAATGGATGCAGGTTATTCTTTTACTCGGAATGCTAAATCTTTATATACTCAAAATACCGGCGCACTAGATTTTACTGGTAATATTACACAAGAATATTCTGAATTATCTGGTAATATTTCAGGTACAGTAGGAACTCCATATATTAATGGTGCTGGAACTTCATTTGACACAGAACTTTCTGTTGGTGATTACGTTACTGCAGATAATATAAATTATTATAAAATAACAAATATTACAGTTGGTACATTAACTATTAGTATTAATCTTATCACACCTATAGTCACATCAACTTTTAGAAGAGTAAATTCTCAAATAACAGGAAACTCTAACTCAGAAAAATCTTTTTATAGACTAGAAAAAGATTTTATAAAAAATCTTAAATCTGCAGATGGACTGACATCAGATACTGCATATAATATTACTAGAAGATTACCTAATCAAACTGTTGGAGTCGGAAATACTGATTTATCATTTATTATTTCAGGTAATGATACATTCTCCCCAATAACACTACAGAATTATACTATTATTGAAACTCTGAATGGGATGATTGTTAATAATCATACAATATCTAGATCTTCTGATGCTCAAACTTTAACTATTGGGAATTTAACACCATCCACAGAATATACAGTATATGCTACAATTTTAAGATCAGAAACATTAGCCACAGATAAACAAATATTAATAGGGATGATTGACGTTACAACGTCAGTTGATGTTAATGCAGAATTAATATTATTAGGTAAAGCTGATTGTATTAAATTATTAGAAGTTAAAGTTGCTAATGCATTTGGTACTATAAATGCACAGAATCTAGCTACAACAGATATCACAAACCTATTTAAAATTGATACTGGCCAAAAAACTTTATATTATGATATAGGTTCAATAGCAAAGAATAGAAACGAAATTGTAAATGGATCTATTCGAATATATTTTGAATATTTTGATCATGTTAATGCAGTTTCTAGAGATTATTTCTCTGTTGAATCTTATGGATCTATAAATTATAATTTTATAAATCATGAACTTAGAGATTCAATTGATTTTAGACCCGTTAAAAATGATAATGGTATAGGATTTAAAAATGCAAATTTTGGAATCATAAAACCAGATACAGATGTTAGTGCAGATTATAGTTATTATGTATCAAGACTTGATTATCTGGTATTAACATCAGAAAAAACTCTTGAAATTCTAAGAGGTGATGAGGATAAACCTCCAAGTGTTCCTAATGGTTCTATGGTGTTATACGAAATTGGTAATATACCATATGGAGGTATAGCTTCAGATGATGTTGTACTTGTCAAAAAAGCTGTTAATAGATATACTATGAAAGATATTGAGACTTTAAATAAACGCATAGGAAATCTAGAATATTATAGTTCTTTATCATTAATTGAATCTTCTGTTGCAGATATAGGTGTTGTAGATGAGAATGGTCTTACACTTTTTAAGAATGGATTTGTAGTTGATAATTTTAAAAATTCAAAATTAGTAGATTTTAATAATATAGATCACAGAATGAATGCATCAACTTTAAATGGAAAATTACGCCCAAATATTAATGAATCTATTATAACGTTAGAGGAAAATGGATCAGTTCCTAACAGACTTAATGCTGGATATGTTATTAATTCTGGTGTTGTTACTTTACCTTATTCAGAAGTCACTCATTTATCAAATTATTTTGCATCTAGAACTGTTAATGTTAATCCATTTAATGTTACTTCTTTTAAAGGTATTGTTGATATATATCCATCATCCGATATATGGATTGATGAAACGACATTACCAACAATAATCGATTAAAATAATTAAAGGATTTTAAAAATGCCAACATATGACAATAACTATCCAGACACTCCAAGAGCTGCTGAATATTTTAATCCGCGAGTAGTATTTGGAGAAATACAAAACGCAGTATCCAACTATAACGCAACTATTCCATTAGACCAACAGATTTCCTCAGATGCTTCTGATGTTTTACAAGCTACATCGAGTGGGTGGGGAAGCGAATATAACAATGATAATGTGCCTGGAGGGATAATATCTAGAGGATCTCCATTAATTGAAGATCTTCTTGCAACTGCCGCGGAAGAAATTATTGCTCGTGATCCTAGAGTAACTACTGAATTGGATAGGCGAATAGTTAGAATTAATGTTAATAATACATATTATAATAATGTCCAATTGACTGATGGTGTAGAATATGATACTCCCCGTATTGATACTCAAGCAACTCCACCACCAGTATCAGATCCAGACTTAGTCTATGATCCAGTACTAACAGATCCTGGCACTGATCCAGTAGTAACAAATCCTGGCACTACAACTACTGTTGTAGTTGGAGATAGTAGTTTCACAAGCACTGAAACTTCTGAAACTAGATATGTTCAAGTACCGGCATATTCTGACAATCGTAATGATATATCATTTAAAATAATACCATGGATGAGATCTGTTACTACTACATATAAAGTAAATGGTTGTAAGCCAAATTCTATATTTAAACCATATATTGAAAAAATAGATGTATCAAATTTTGTTACACCAGCATCAGAATTAACTATTTCTAATGTAATAGGAATGTTTGATCATAAAGTTTTCGTAGGATCTGAAGATGCTGCTATTAGAAAGATTGATGGTAATCCATTAAATGCATTAAATCGTGGTGATGTTATCACAGGTACAACATCTGGTGCAACTGCAGTTTTAATTGATATTGAAGTATCTGTAAATGCCCCTACATTTTTACTTTCTGTTGTAAATATAAAAGGAACATTTACAAACTCTGAATCTATAACTGGATCTTATTCTGGTGCAACTGCAGTTTTAGATTCAATATCAACTCCAACAGAGATAAAATCAACACCATATGGTAATTTTTCAGGTTTATTAGTTATACCTAATACTCCATTAATAAAATTTAATGTTGGAACTATAGATATATTATTTATAAATACTGATCCAAATGAAGATTTAATTATTAATTCATGGGTTTCTGGTAAATATTCAGCTACTGGAACACTAACCACTATTCAACCTAGAATAACTAATATACAACCATTTATTTCAGCACCAATTATAACCACTACCTACACCAGTACTAGTACTACTGGTGGTACTACTACTACTACTACTGGTGGTGGTGGTGGTGGGCCAACACAGAATGTGTCAGTATCACCTACACAGACAGCTGTAATTGTTAATGATTCAGTACCAAATCCGCCAACTTCAACATTAGGAACAGCGGGAACACAAACATCAACAAATTTACCAACAAATAATGGGGGGGTTGATACAATTTCCCCTGCCACTTCTTATCCTCCAACTTCCGAAGAAATAGTTAATAGAGCGTATATTAATGTATTAGGTCGGCAAGTAGAAGGAGGGTCATCTAACTTCTGGGTACAGGCACTCGAATCTGGAACTATAACCGAACCGGAATTAAACCAAGCAATAGCGGATGGAGCTATTAATGAAGATGTAAATAATGTAAATATAGATTATTTCAATCTAGCTCCAACTGATCCACAAATTATATATACTCCACCTGTCGAATCTGATCCTTCGCCTGTTGCACCAATGCCTGCAGTAGCAGTCTCACCTGTTGATGAAGTTACTCAGGCATATAATGATTTATTTGGTAGAGCACCAGATTCTGGTGGACTTGCATTTTGGAGCTCTGCATTAACT